CCTACATTGCCAGAGGAATCAATACGCATTCTTTCAACCTCTCCTACGTGATGATTGTAAACCCCAATAGCTTGTCCTGCTGAACCAGTCCTAAATGCTATACCCGAAGGCATTGTTGAAGAGTTACTAAATGTTCCTTCAGCAATTCCAGCTATAGATGCCGTTCCTAGTATATTTGACTCAGATCCTGATGTGTGGTTTGCACCAAAGTAAACTGATCCTAAGTGTTCATCAACAACAGTTGCTCCAGATGTGTTCCAGCTTTCTAGGGACATGCCTCCAGCCGCTGCAGGAGAAGTGTTGGCGTCTGATCTTTGGCCTCTAACTGTAGCAATTCCTGCTTCTTGGTTTGCATCACTGTTGCGTACTAAAAGACCTACGCCATTAGCACTAACTTCTAATTCCTCAGATGGAGATGCAGTACCAATACCTACTCGGTTGTTAGATGAATCAACCTTAAGGGTAGTAGTATCAAACGTGACATCTCCAGAAGCTGCCAGCGTAGTAAACGATCCAGCCCCTGTACCATCTACCTTTGAATCAGCGTAAGCCTTTATGCTCTGCTGTGTAGCTAATGACGTAGCAGAGTTAGAGGCCATGTTGTCCTCATCCAATATTGCCACCTCAGCAGGTGCAGCAGCACTGCCAGAAACATTACCAAGAGCCTTCATGTTGGCTAAGTTTTCTATCTTGGCTTTTGTAACATTACTGTCTGCAATCTTAGCCGTTGTTACATTACTGTCTGTAATTTTAGCAGTTATTACAGAGTTTGTTGCAAGCTTGGCATCAGTAATGCCAGCATCTTTTACAATTATTGCACCCGAGCTTATTTCTGTTGTAGCGTCGTCTACTGCACCAGTATTAAACGTTGCCGAGTTTATTAATGCGTTTAATTTAGCTGCTGTTACTTGATCGCCTGTGCTAAATGAGTTACCTGTAGTAAATTTGTTTGCCATTATACTGCTTCGTTTGTGCTTCTAAAAGTTTTGTTTCCACTAATCTTAACTGCTCTTATTTTTGGTCGGCCTTGTGTGCTTTCAAATTTAAATTGGATGCTGTATGCTCTATTAGGACCAAACCTTCCTCTAATTGAAATGTCCTCACCGCTAGCAAGAACTCCTTTATGAAAAGATTCTATAGATCCTAATGCTATTGTATCATCAATGTTCTCTGTAATCGCAGATAGTGTAGCATTTGAGTTTGAGTTAGTGCTAGATTCAACGTGTAAATCCCAAAGTTTCCATTTTTTTCGGTCTAAATCATTTCCGTTTATGGCTCTAGTTGTAGCGACTCCATTAATTGAAGGAGAACTTGTAACTCCACCAATTTGAGAAATTATATTGTCATTTCCAGAATCCAAAGAATCTAGTCTGTGTACTCCCCCATTTTGGTTTACCGCATAGACCCCTCGGGTGTCTCCGTCTCCAGCAACAATAAGGTACCTGTAATCCCAATTAGGATCATCTACAGTGTCTATGCTTTCCCATTCTCTGTTTAAAAAATTAAATATAAAAACAGCATTGTTTACACTAGATCCATCAATTGGAGCAGCCATGTAATATCTGTTGTCAAAGTAAACTGATTGCACATTTTCAACGGCGTTTTGATTAATTCTGTTTATAGAAGAATTAATTGATTCACTAAGTGGAACATCTTGACCTCTTAAATTGTAAAGATCTTTAAAGTCTAGTGCGTATACGCCATTGTCTGATAAAAACATCAACTTGTCAGCGACTTGTTGTATTGAAGACCTAGCTATACAGCCTAAGTCGCTACTTAGTAAAGTTGTTTGGGCTTCCTTTAGATCCAAGGAATTGCTTACCACATAAATGCTTTCTCTGTTTAAGACTACAAGTTGATCGTCTGAAAAACTATGAACGCCAACTAAATAATCCGACTTTCGAGACATGAACTTAAATTGTCCATAAATGTAATCAAATACGTCAGAGTCGCTAACTAAAGAAAACAATAATTCGTCTCTAACTTTCCTGTCAGTTATAGTTGGACTGCCTGAAGAACCAGTCATTGTGTAATTAAACGGAACAACCAATCTTTTTTGATGAACAATTGCAAATGGAGGAGCAGGACTGTGGGTAAATCCCATTCCTTGAGATATGGCTTGAGTCCATTTTGTGTCACTAATGCTAGTTAAATTTGGAGACGTAACATTAAAGAAAAATATACTGCTAGATCCAATTTCTGAAACAGAAAACTCATCATTTTTTGTCAAACCGCTAGATCCAACACTCGTTAAAACAACTTTATCTCCAACACTTAATCCGTGAGTAGACGGAGTTGACACCGTTACTTTCCCAACGTTATTAGTTATTTCAAAAGCAGTTACTGAAAATGACACGGGTTGGGTAAAATCTCCATTAGGAACATTTGTAAATGCGGGCGACCCAGTAAAATCACCATCCCATTCCATTGCTGTAAAACCATCTCGATGGATGTACACCTTGTTGTCAAACTGGATCATGTCAACGTCTTGAAATACGCTTACTCCAGTAGGGTATGGGATGTTGGTTGTTACGTTTGTAGTTAGATTAAACGCAGTAACGGCAACATTTCCAGCAATTAAAATATATGAAGAATTATAATTTGCGTCATCGTAAAAAGGCATACAGCCGTACACCCCAACAATGTCGTTATCATTCAAGTCCCCAGATCCAACCGTAGCAGTTCCACCGGCTGTTCCAGTTGCTCCAGTTTCAGAAATAGTTAAAGCCGTTGCACTGGTTACGGTTGCGATTTTATTGCCGTTGGGATCGGGGGTTACACCAGTGATTCCGCTTACATTAACTAAAGTTTGATCTACAATTCCGTGTGCGGATGAAAAATTGATAGTAATAACGCCAGTAGATGGGCCAGCAAGACTGCTGCTAGTTACGTTAGCATAAAGAGTAAAAGGAAGGACAAAACTAGGAGATGTAAATGGTGCCAACCTAGATTGAATTCCTTTTCTGGTTTGCCAATCTCCGCCTATATCACATCTTCCATTAAGTGATTCTTCAAGCACCCCAGTAGGAAGCTGGTCTGGCCTAAGGCGGTTGTTAAACCCTTTAAAGCCAGATTCTAAATCCTTTATTGGACGATCATCCAATCTTCCGTATTGTTCGTACCTATCCATTTAACAATTCCAAGCTCTCCTGCTCCAATAGTTTGCGGAAAGCTTATTGCTTTTACCCTTGATGCCACCAGATCTAGCACAATAACTTTTTTTACGTGCTGGGCTACTTTTTTTAATGCTCATATTAGCATCCCCGAAGCGTATTATCTTTTCTTTCCCACCTTGGCAGGCTTTTACAACAGACTTTTTCCCACCAAGGACTTGCCTTCGCGGAACGTTACACTTCATGTTTTTCTTATTTATTTTTGCCACGTCTTACCGCCTTTACTCTTCTTGGTTTACCTGCTGGTTGCCCTAGTTTCTTTTTTTGAGCTACCCTTGATCTTTTTTGTGAAGCAGTCATTTCTCCTTTGGTTACAGGAGTCTTGCCACTTACACGCTTAGATGGACGACAGTATGGGGTGCCGCGTTTCTCTCCTTTACGGCGTCCACAAGGCTTTCCAGTGCGTACATCTACCCACTTTTCCTTGAACCACCGCTTAAGATCAGCACCTTTCTTTGCCTTCCGTACAGCCATTATTTTGCCTTCTTGCGTTTTCCCCAATTAGCAGCACCTACCTTACGGCACTTGGCTATAGCCCCACTTGCATACGCAGATGGAAACACTTTGTACCGTGCTTTAACTTTTCTGTAACAAGCGTCCTTTGGCATAACTAATAACTTTTTCTTTTACCCTTAGATTTGCGTTTGCCCATTGGGCATGATTTGCGTTTTCCAGTTTTCATATCTATCCTTTCTATTTAACTTGTGAACTTCCAAAATAGAAACCTAGTAGAGCCAGCATCCCTTGCCGAACTTCTGGCAACAATACAAACCCCTCTAGATTTTTCCATTTATCTGCTCCTATTCCTAAAAATTTAAACACTCCCATTTTTTGTGCCTCAATGGTTACTGGTATGTCAAAGAAGGCCATGATGAAGGGAGCAAATACGACCGAAAATAGTATGCACATAGCGATGAGTTTGCGTACCCACGCTCCGCTTTCTCCTGATCTTTGTGCTGCTCTATCTGCTGAATCATCTACTATTCCCTGTTTCTTGATCATGGACTGAATGGCGTTTGCTTGAATATTCATCTGTGCTGAAATTAGTTTCATCACAAACCCCGTGACTCCGCCCCCAAGCATTGCCACTAGCTCACCGTTCATTT